GGCGACCCCAATCATAATCCAACTGAAGTTCATTCAAAAAATGAAATTGATCAGTTGATTACACAGATTGAAACTATCCTCTTCACTAATAAAGGAGAGGTTTTGGGGGATGCTGATTTTGGTTGCAGTTTAAATGACCTATTATATGAACTTAACGCAAATGAGTTCGTTGTAAAAAATGAAATAGACAAACAAATAGCAAGATATTGTCCACTTGCTTCTAAATATAGAGTAGACGCTAAAGTTAACTTTATTAGAGGAGAGGTAAGAGACGAAGCATTTATTGACATTACAATCGATAGCCAATATATGATATCAGTGTCAAGTTTATAAAAAATTAATTAGATAATGGCCGAACAAAAATTTCTAAATAAGACGAGGATAATTGCTTCTCAGATCTTTGATGATACTAGAACCTATATTTCTAGAATCTACAAAAGATCGGGTACTTTATTCACTAACGCTTCGCCGTTTGCTCAAATCCTGAGGGTTCTTTCAGAGATTTCTGAGCTATTATTATTCTATGTTGAAGATTCTACTGTAGAACAAAACATATATACAGCGCAACAATCAGAATCAATCTATGGACTTGCTAGACTTGCTGGACATGATGCAACTAGAGGATTTGCGGCTACTGGTGAACTTGCAATTAGAATTAACCCACAATCAGGTGCCCTAACTAATTTAGCAGGAGATGGGATCTCGATTCCAGCAAACGCTGAACTTAAATTTGATGCAAACGGACTTTCTTACATGCTAAGAACATCAAGAGATGCATTTAGAATTAATAAGAATCAAAGAGAACAAATTAAAGTTGTTATTGTACAGGGTAGATCAGAAACTCAAAGCGTTACTGGTGATGGTGAATCATTCCAAAGTTACAATATTCAAACTGGAGGAACAACAGATCATAACCTAGTAAAAGTATCGGTTAACGGAGAACAATGGACTAAATTTAATTCAGTTTATGAAATGAACGCTGGAGATAAAGGGTTCATTGTTAAAACTGGTATTAGTGGAGGTTTAGATGTTTACTTTGGTACTAATAATTTTGGTACAATTCCAGCTAATGGTTCTATTATCGATATTGAGTACATTATTCACGATGGAGCAAAGGGTAATATTGAAGATGCTGAAGACTTAACAATTAAATGGATTGATGAAGGTCAAGATAGTGCTGGTAACTTTTATGACCTAAACGAAATCCTGTCAGTTGAAGTTACATCATCTCCGAAAATGGGAGCTGATCCAGAATCTACTGAGTTTACAAAGGTAATTGCACCGCTTGCGTCAAAGTCATTTGTATTAGCAACGCCAGATAACTATGAGTACTTCCTATCAAGATATGGTATTTTCTCATATATTGATGCATACAATACTGCTGACGATGGTTATATCGACGATGACAATGTAATCTATATTTTTGCAGTACCAGATATTAAAAGAAAACTTGCAAAGAATCAAGACTACTTCTCAATTCCACAGCAAGAAATGTTCTTTGACCAGAATGAATATGATAAAATGACACAGGTCCTACAAGACAGCGGTCAAATGATGGTTACAACTGAAGTTAAATTTGTTAAACCGCAAATTAGAAAATATGCAATGGATATTTCAGTTAGATATTTTGAAGGGTTTAGTAAAGAAAACATTGCAAACGATATTAGAGTAGCTATTTCTGAATACTTATTGAATATCACAAGAAGGGATAAATTACCAAAGAGTGATATTATCTATATCCTAGAAGGAATTGAAGGGGTTGATGCAGTAAACGTTCAATTTAGAAGCGAAGCTGAAGAAACCGCTAGAAGACTAGGTTACTATGAATCAGTTACAACTACAATTGCAGCACAGGAACCAGTAACTCTTGAAGATATTGGTAATGGTAAACAAAAATACGTATTCTTTAAGAAAATTGAAGAGGTTACTAAAGTAAATATTACTGAAAATGATCCAATTCCAGCTGATATTGTAGGTCTAGATCAATGGGGTGATATTATCCTAGACAAAGAAGAAATTGCAGTATTCAGAGGAGGTTGGAAAGATTGCGATGGATCTGAAATCAAAGATGAGCCCGCAATTAATGAAGAATCATGTCTTTCTATAAACTTTGACGGTACTCCAGTACCAAGAAAGATTTATACAAGAGTACAGGCATCAAATAGAAAAGCACTATAATGGAATCTTTATATAAAGGACTATTAAAATATAAACTAAAGAAGCTTTATTCTAGCAGAAAAACTAGAAAGGATAATCGTTTAAACCTAGGTTATGATTACTCTGAAAGTTTAATGCAAAGAAACATGTCTTCTCATGTTCTGAGAAATCAGACAATAAGCGACTTTATTAGTTTTATTAATGATTATTTAATGAATCTAATCCGATCAATAAAGATGATGCAGCAGTACAAAAACTATACTGTTAAAAAAGATGACACAAACGTTAAATAATGTTTGATAATTTAAAGATATTTAAAGGAACTGATCATGTTCTAGATACAACAGTAGACCAGAATGGTGTACTGAAAACTTCCGTGTATCTTGATGAGGTTTCTACTGGACTATATGAGTCAGCAACATTATTCTTTTTAGAAGATGTTGAATATAATAGTGTTCGCTATTTAAATAGACCACTGTCAGACACCCAAACTGCAGGTGAATTTGTATTCAAATGGAAAAATGATTCTTATTCCTCAGATGATCTGATAATGTATACTGCGAAGGTTGAAAACGGGTTGACCAAAATTAACGTTGAAACTAATCAGCAAATTTCAATCCTTGATAATTCAACCGTTGCTAGTACAAATAATGGAGTAAAGCAGGTTTCAAGCGTAAATAATGAGGCAGTACAGGTTAACGTTGCTCTTAATTCTGAAGATGAAGGAAGACACGAGAACACCCTTCTAGTGTATTATAACGATGGAACAACAAGTACACTCATTGCGAGTATCTTTTTCTACGGTGAGGTTGTAGGTGAAGATGAGAGGTTAAGAATCCTATTACAAAACTTAGGAGCTAGCCTAGATGAAGGCGACTTTATCCTATTTAAGGAGCATGATATTACTGAAATGGCTCCCGACTATATTTTATTAAACCAAAAAAGAAGAGAGCTCTTATTAGAATTAGCAAACATAAAACCATTTATTGGAACTTACAAAGCTATTCTAAATGCAATTGATTTCTTTGGTTATAATAATTTGACCCTAAAAGAGTATTGGTTAAACATTAATACCGGAAGCAGTTCATTTGGTAAACTACATGCGATTCCTGTAACTGGTTCAAGTCAATATGGAGATGCTGTTAGAAAAAAGATTAGTGTTGAAGTTCCTTCAAGCAACCTAAAGAAAACCAGTAGATTTAGCTTAGTATACCGTTTAAATGTTGTCAATGGAGAATATGACGAATGGGATATTCCAAAAGTCGATGAGGTATTTGAGTTTACGCCAGAAGAGGTACTAATTAAGTTATATGGTCTAAAGTCAAAGTTACAGAGAGAATACCTTCCATTAAATGCTAAAATTATTGACATTGTTGCTGAAGGCGATTACTTTACGCAAAAGAACCTTAATATTTGGAACAATCAAAACCCGATTGCATTCTTTACTGAAGGTCATGACATTGATTTTGAACTATTTCCAACACAACGAAAACTATTTATTGAGGATGTATCGCTGGTCTTAAAGAAAGTGTACGATCCAAATAATATTGCAAGTGGAGATTACCAAAAGTACCATGATTTACTAGCAATAGATTTTAGTGAGTATGGAAACTTAACTAATGACCAACTTGCTGATTTAAGAGAGGCAATTGAGTTATTCTATGCTGACTATTATAATGATGAGTTAGAAACATTCAATGAGGACATTGAAATTGGATGTCCAGTAATTCTTGACGGCGAAACAACATTTACTCAAAGCTGGGAAGAGGCTCAATTTACATGGCAAGATGCAATCGATCCACAAGTTACTTGGAATAACTGGTGGAAACGTTGGGTATATGAAGTTGAATGGATTATTACTGGTCCAAGAGGACTAAGATATGAATTTAAAGGAGACATTGATAACTATTTAAAGTTCCCTGTTTTCTTACCATATGAAGGGTCATATAATGTTGAAATGAGAACATTTGACCTATTTGGACACAGATCGTATGATGTTAAATCTGGTTTAATCGAAGTTGGTTTAAAAGAGGTTGAGTTCTACGGATTCTATAAGACTCTTAGAAAAAATACTTGGAATGACAGAGAAGCGGTTTCTTGGAAAGAAGTCGGTGGATATTGGGATCTTCCAGTACATAATCCAAACAAGATTGAAGAATCAAATGCAAGTTGGTACTTAGCGCTTGACAGAAATAATTATGTCCATGAACCAATCGAAGGACAGAGTGATGATTTTACGACAGTTTCAAGATACGTTGATATTTTCTCAGAGACAGGTTATTCTGAAACTACAGGTCCTTACTACTGGAATAATGCAGATTACACTTGGAACAATACATCTGATTTATGGTGGAATGCGACTAGAATCGGATCAGATTTAGCAGCTTCATTTAAAATAGAACCAGTATTTACAGGAAGCCCAGTAATTTCGATCGATCATAAAGATCCGATCACTGGTCAAATTATATCAGATTCATATCAAATAACTTCTGCAAACCCAGGAGCTAATACTAATATAGCAGCTTGGCAAACAGTTGTTGATGAATTAAATACAACGACTAATCCAATTATTAGTAAATTTATCTACAATTTAGTTGGTAAAGACAATGATGGTGATGGAGTAGTTGACGTAGTTGCATTTATTCTTGCAGTTGGTAAAGAAACTAATAAGTACTATGACTTTGAAAGTGTATCGATGTTAGGTGGAACTATTAGTGGAGAGGTACATCAAATAACCTATAATCCTAACTACGATGAAATTGATATCTTTAGTGACTGGAGAATGGTAAATAAATCAACTCATGTTACATTCTCTCTGGATTATTCAAAGATGCCAGGAATGAAATTGAAAAAATGGACGATTACCAATAATACATACCCTGATAATAGTGATATATATTATGGTGATATAGTGTTAACATATCTCTTTAGGAATCCAGGAAACTATACAATCTCACTAGAGGTTGAAGATACTAATGGAAATGTTAACTCAACACATAGAAACATATTAACAGTAAAATAAAAACAAAAGATGGCAAACATTACAGAAATTCTAGGGACTGATTCTCTTTCTTCATCAAGACTGACGATCAACTCAAACTTTACTGCCCTGAATGACGAAATCGCAGACATCACTTCATTAGTAGATCCAGTAACTTCAACAATTGCTGGAATTGATAGTGTTTCTGCGGAATCAATTAACTTATCGTATCTACAAGGAGGTTCTTCGCTTCCTATCCTTTCGATCGATTCGACTGGTGCAGTATTTAGCGTTGCAACCGATTTTGCGGAAGACGTTGATGTACAAAAGAAACTTCAAAAATCTGGTGTAGTTGGTGCTGGTGGTTCTGGAAACGGAAGTACTTCAGGCGCTCCAACATCAATTGATGCTTCTACATATTTTAGTGGAGTTGCGTTAGCTTTACCAGTAGGAGCGGAGGGTCAAGAAGTAACAATTATCAGTACATCTGGTTCAGCAATCGCAATTACAGCAGGTACTGGAGTATCTCTTGGTGCTACTTCAATCTCGCTTGATGGTCTAAATTCATCGGTTACCGTAAGATTCTTTAGTAGTAACAGTACTTGGTACGTTATTGGTTCACACGCAGCAACAATCGCATAAATTAAAAAGATAAAAGTAAATGGCAACTCCATTAGTTAGAATACCACAGGTTCAAGGAGGTACAATGTATGCTTTTGCTTCAGCAGCAAGAGACATCACACGTGCTTTCAATAACGCCGATATTAAATTTGAATTCAGTAGATATGCACTATTGGATCTGCCTGATTTTACGACCTCTGTCAATAATTCCAACACGATTGATTATACTCAATTAAAAGACTCTGCAGGTCAAGCGTACTCACCTTCTCAAAATGGAGCTGGAGTAGACTTTGCAAAAACTTTCCAAAACTACGTTCTAAACGCAGAAGAGTTAATCCTACAAGACGATGATTTTGACCCAATAATCTTCAGAACAGACGCAGAAAAACTATTCTTTAAATGGTTATCTTCGACTAATTCAATTAGATTTAAAACGGCAGATTCAACTGAAAGTAATAGTGGTAATTATACTGAGCAGCCTAATTCTTCACAAGCAGGAACAGTATATGATCGAGTTGTTAAATATTTAGGTACAATTGACGCGGAAAACGATATTGCATACAAAGGTAATGCGTATCACGAGGTTTATATTAATGTTCCTTCTTCGGCGGGTACTACTCCAACTGTATTATTTGAGCCATCGAACTATAATACTACGGCTAATAGATTATATGCTGGATCTTGGATTGAAGGTAGAGACGGACAAACACATCCGGACCCAAATCTAGATTTAGAACCAATTGTTGATGGATTTGATTTAGCAACTGGAGCATATTACGACATTAATACTAACGGGACTAATAGTGTTGGTATTGATTGGAATGAGCAATCTTACTACGGAGTTACTAATGATTCTGAAGTAAAAAACCTAAACGATTACGCAAAGAAGGGTACAGATTTTAGATTCAATGCAGTCCTAGTATACTATGATATGTATAGCACTTCTGTTCCTTCAAACAGATCAACTAACCTATATGGTATTCTTATTCTAGATGATGTTAAGAGTACTGGAGGTTCAGGCTATAAGATTAATGAACAAATTAAGTATAAGCCAAACGAGGTTACTGGTTTAAATGGTAATGCTTTCTCATTAAAATTAAACTTGAAGTTTAATACTTCTCTTGATAATGTTGGAGTTGAGACTAATATTAACGACTTTACAACATTCTCAATGGATCTATTTATGGATACGACGACACTGCTAGAGAATGCAGCTGAAATCTTAATCCAAGCAAATAATAGATATGGTGGAATTACTAATCGTCTTGATGAACTAGAAAAATTAGTACTTGCAAGCGAAACATCAGAAGATATAGAGGCAAGATTAACCAGTTTAGAAAGCGACTTCCAGAACACCTCAGTTCAATTACAGGATGCTGATTCTCTGTTGAAGTTAATCACAAAAGCACATGATAAACTTAACTCTCTGATTGACGGAACAATTCCAGTTGCATTACAATATAACACTGATGTTCTATTTGATGGAGCAGGTACTCAAGTTGATAAATCAGTTGAGAATAAGATTAAAGTAAACAACGTAACTAAGGGCTATGAAAACCTAAATCTATTTACATGGGATTTAGCTTCTGAACAGGTTGGAACTTCAATTACATCTGCTAATCCATTCGATATTCAAGTCGGAGGTAGTGGATTAAGTCAATATGGAATTTGGTGTAAACTTAAACCATTCACTAATAGAATTAGCTTTATCGATAAATTCCTTACCGGTACTGCAAATGATGATTTGAATATATACATAGATGACACAACAACGCCTTGGAAAGAAGGACAAATCGTGAAGATCACATTTGAAACTATCGATATGGATGGTAACAACATTAAGATCTACACTCATGCTAGAGATGGTTTCAGCCAATTAATTGCTGATATTGCTCCAGCAAGTCTAATTACCAATAAACCATACATCGAGGTAATTTGTATCAACCCAGCAACTTATCAATTTGAAGTAGACATTTTAAGATAATATGAACACAAACAACTCAATATCATCAGTTATCAAGCAATTGCTTGAAATTAACGTAAATTCTCTTAAGACATTTGAGAGAATAAATGAGGCGGTTACGACGGATAAGCAAACTGTGCCGCTTGAGTTGCTTACCGAGGACGGGACAACTAAAACAGTTTATGTTCCTGCTTTTGGTTATATGAGAAGAGAGCTTGAAAGATTAGATGCTAATATTAGATCTCTTACTGACCTTACCGACGGTACTTCAAAATTAAAATTAGCTGACGGAACATATCAAAGAATTTATACTGGTACTCTTAAAAGTCCAGCAAATGATATTACTGCATTAAACAGACCAACTAAGTTTGAAACAAAGCAGAACTATTTCTTTGAAGATTTCCTAACACCACTATTAACAGTAAACTTTGATGTCACTAATCAAATTCAATCTGATACTGAAAGAGTATTAGTAAAGAGACTGATTATTGATACATCATTTGATTTTGCTGCTGAATACTTTAACACTGAATTAAGAGGTAAAGATGGATTAGCATATGACACTGTAATTGCAGATCTAGCTGCTAATAACATTCCATTTTACGATGATGAGGAGGTAAGAGACCTTCCATATAAAAGTACACAATATTACGGAACATTTGATGTAACTTCAATTGATAATGTACAAAGAGAAGTTCTAGTAAATGGTACTTCAACTACACAAAATATTAAACTATACACTCTAGATCAGTTAAACTATACTGATAGCGAAAAAGGTTTTTCTAACACAGAAACTTTAAGAGCTGGAGATGAGTTAATGGTTAACAGTGGTAAAAGAAGTACTAAATACAGAGTAAAAAATATCGATACTTCTACTAGACAAGTTGAATTAGAACTTGTACAGGGTTATGAATCTATTAAAATTGGAGCAGATCAACTTAGAATTTATAAAGCAAGTGAGATTGGAACTAGCGTTGAAATTAACGTTGGATTCGATGAGAGCACAGTTGTCTTTGTAAAGGCTATCGATCCTGATTCAAATATACTTGCAGAAAATTGGTCACCGGGTGCTGCAATCTATTCAAATGATTTAACAATCACTTTAGAAAGCGGAACAGTTCAATCGCTTGGAGATTACTACAAAGAAGAGGTTGCTGACTTTGGTCAATTTATCAAAGCACTAAAAGAAGATGCAATTCCACCAGCAACTCTTGGTAAAACTCCAGATTCTCCTAATCTAGAACCAGGAAACTTTACCGTTATTCAAATTAATAAGCACTTAACGGATAACGATGCAGCAAATAAGATTAAGAAGCTTACCTCTGATAAGATTAATACCGAAGAGAAGCTTAAGCAGCTTGATGATACAATTGCTAAAAAGACTGCGTCAATATCTACAAATAAATATCCATCAGCGATTGCAAAGGATCGCGATATAAACGAATTATCATCTCTGATTAACGAGAGGGATTCAACAACTAAACTCTATAGTTCATTAGTAAACGAAATCAATGCAATTTCTAGTGGAACTGGAGTTGCTAAGGTTGAACCTAAGTTTAGAGTAAGAGGATTCTGGACTATTCCAGATGCTAAAATTGTAGCTGAAACTATTCCACAGCAAGTTGTTCAATTCATCGTTCAATATAGATATGTTTCAACCAGTGGTAAGACTTCAGAAATTGCACAGATTCCAGTAAATGAAAATGGTACGCAAAAGACTGGAGTATTCTCAAACTGGAATGAAGTTAAAACCGGTGTTCGTCAAAGATTAAAAGATGAAACTACTGGTAAATTCTACTGGGCAGATACTGCAATTGAAGATGGACAAGAGGTTAATTTTAACCAGTTAGACATTCCAATTCAAAAAGGAGAGGTTGTTGAAGTTAGAATCAAATCAATTTCTGAAGCAGGTTATCCAGCAAATCCAGTAATGAGTGATTGGAGCGAGACTGTTAGAATTGAATTCCCAGAAGGACAGCTTGATACTGTTAACGTTTCAACATTAGTTGATAAGAATCAAACTGAATCTGCAATCGTTAGAATTAATGACCAACTAACTTCAAAAGGAGTTTATCGCCATATCGATGATGCGTTTACAGCTAACGAAAAGTATTTTGCACATAATTCTACAACAATTGCTTCTGGTTTCCTTTCACCTGAACAGACTCCAATTTCATTGTTTGATAAGTTAACTGAGCTTGAAAATGAAATCACAGCTCTACAAGAAACTATTTCAGGAATTAAAGGAGAACTTACTGTTAAGCTGGTAACTGAAGAAGGTACAGTAATTAATATCAATAAGAATACTAACAATAAAGTATTTGCTGGATATTACACTGACGAGGTTGCAGATCTTAACGTTAAGAAGGGACATATTGTTACTAAGACATTTAAACTTCTGCTTGAAAATACAAATGCTACTCAACTTGAATTAATTGCTAGAATTATGGGAGACAGATCTCTTCCAACATTTAGATCTTCAGCAGCTACTTCAAACGCAGTAACTTATGAATTTGGTATTGACCCAGATTCAGGTAGCGGAATTCCAGAAAAAGTAATTAACGATACTTTCTATACTACTGAAGGTAAATATGACGTTGTACCAGTTCAATATCAAAACGTAAGTGGCGACGATTTATTAGAGACCTTTGGTACAAACCCAGTAGAGTACAATCAATTAGCTCCATACCAATCAGCACAAAGAAGAGGTCAATTTATCTACTCTAGATTTATGGACATTTCAGCTGAGAATGGACTATACTTTGATACTCCTGTAGTATCTCCTGCAACATCAACGCTTGCAGATTACGAATACTTAATGTCATACGATCCAACTACACTACCTGCAATTTCAACTTCAGGATCTGATTTTATTTGGAATGGTACATTTGGAACTTATGACCAGGCTAACGATGAATATGACGTTTCTGGAGCATTTGGTACATCAACTCCAAATGTTACAAACCTTAATACAATTACTTCAAGTGGATATGATGGCGGAATTTATCTGCATAAAAACCACCCAGATCTAGAAAATATTTATGCTTCATATCAAGCAAGCGCTGCGGTAAATACTGCAATGGCTGCTGGAGAGGTTGAATTAATACTTGAAAATCAAATTAAATCTGGAGTAATTGGTACAATGGCAGTACCTGCAACTTTCCAAGCTGAAGATACTAACGGTAAAAAGCAACTTGGATATAAGCATACTCATGGTCTAATCGGTTTAATTAATGGAACATCGTATGATCGTACTCTTAAAATGTCGTTTGATGCAAATGACCAATATCTATTAGGCGGTAAATCATGTGGTTCTTACCTATTTGTTTCACCAATTAATTCTGAGTCATTACTTGTTGATGGTGATAATAAATTTGGTCGCAAATATGTTACAACCGGGGAAAGTAATGCTGTTTCAATCGATGTTGTATACCAATATAGAATGACTGATTATGCAGGTAACGATCCAGCTACTGATCTTGGTAGAATTGGTGGTATTATGAGTACTAATCTTTCAAACTTAACTTACGCTAAGAGAATCGGTATTGACGTATTCGACGCTGATGGAGAACAATTCTCATTCGATATTGAAGTATTTGCGAAGTATAAGCCAAGTGGTACTAATAAGAACTCGATCAAAGCAGCTCAGCTATCGATTTAATGCCAGCTAAAGTTGATATATAGAGTATAAGATTATCTCTATAAAAAGACTAGATTGAATGGCATTCAGTACAAGAATATATTTTAAAGATATATTGAGTGATCCGAGCCTATTATGCTCAAGCACTCATGACACCCCGGTTAACCTACAACCAGATGGTTCCGGTAAATTCATTGTGTTCTATAATGAACAGGATGCTTTACAAGCTGGACTAAATGATGGTGCAAGTATAGTTAACCTAGCATTTAATAACCTTAATATTTATTTTGACCAGCAGTCTGCGGATCAAAATGGACAATCAGGATATGCTGAGGATGGGTATTATGCTTCTACCGAATTTGATGGAACGAATACAGTAGATACTACAGTTTATCGATGGGATTCTACCCTTGCACAGTGGACCCCTCAACCTACTATATGTCAAGCATCTTCGGGAACTAGTGGAACTTCTGGAACTTCTGGAACTTCAGGAACTAGTGGAACATCTGGGACTAGTGGAACTTCAGGTGCTAGTTCAAATGTAAAATCTTTTCAGATTTACTACACGACATCGACCTCATCAAACGGAGATTATTGTCAAGGTACTAGTATTGGAACTCTTTATTATGATGGTGGTTCAACTTTTAGTACAATTGAGCAAATTATATATGCTCACGCTACTGGAGCTATTACTTTAAAGATTTATACAAACCCTGGGAATCCACCAAGTGCTTCACAAATAACTGATTTAAATGATATTAATCAGACAGGTCCACTAGGTATTATGGACCTTACACCTGGTGAATATGGAGACGTTATTGATTATTTCTATATTAATGTAGATGGAACACAAAATGGTTGGCAGCATGGTTCGAGTGCAAACACAGATTATACAAGTACTGCACTAGTTCCTACTTCAGATCCAGGTTCTACAAAACAAAGTGCAGCACTTGCAGGTTGGAATCCATTCTATTGTCCAAATTCTGGAGCCAGTTTAGTAATGCTAAATTATGGATCAGATTCAACGGCATTCTGTGGAACTCCAACTAATTCAACTTATTACTACTACACAGGTCCAGGAGGCCCAACATATAACTCAATCGATGATTTAGTATCGAATGGTATTAGAATATGGAATAATGCAAATTCAGCAGTAAGTGGATTCTACAATCCTAACTATACGACTGATTTAGCAGCTACTGGTGTATATTCACACTTAAGTAGTTATGGATATGGGTTTGATAATAATACTGGAACTTGGTTCCAATCGAAGATAACATGTGCTCTAGTCGGTACACCAGAACCAAGACCAATTGAAATCACAGTAGCACAATGTACTGAATATGGAGAATTTGTAGGATTCTGTCATTATCCAAAGTCTACAGTTCAAGTCTTTTATATGTCAACAGTTGACTTAACGCTTCTTGAAATCGTTCAGTCAAACATTTACCTATATACTTCAGCGGATGCTGCTGAAAATACAGATTATAATGAGTTAATAAGCTACCAAGTATTTGGAGATGCACATAACAGTATTTCATCTACACAATACTTTATTTGGACAGGTGCTTATTATTTAGGCAAGAATCCAACTAATGGTACTGAGAGAAGTGACGATCCAACTGCTAATATTACTCAAGGACATCAATGTCAAACAGTTTCAAGAACTACACCATTTAGTACAGAAGTTCTAAACACTGGTGGATATAAAAAGTTCTATGCATTCTATCAATGTGGAAGCGCAACAATTGGACAAAGTGTAAATTCTTTCCCAGTTTATGTTATTGACGCAGATGTAACTTTAAATGAAGAGAATTACATTACTGATTTTGTTGGTTTCTTAAATCAAAATAATAAAAAGACTTTTGCAGTTAATAGTTGTAAATGTGTTGAGTATATTCATACAATTTACGCTAATACTGAAAATGAGGCAAAAGTACTTCTAGAAAATTATTATGACAGAGTAGTTTCTGAGGATCCTACAAATCTTGGTATATTTAGTGAAAGTGAAGTGCTAACATATGATGATTGTACTGACTGTTCATTAAATACTGACCCTTTAACTTATAAATTTCCTTTTGTTGAATCTGCAGTTCCACCAACACCTGGACCGAACTTAGATACTGAGAAAAACTATCAACTAGATAATGTTTCAAAACCATTGCTCAGAACTAATCCAAAACTTAGCACAAATGTTAAGATGGTGGTTGATTCAGAGGGTAGAATATACTTAGATTCGATTAATGCAAATCAAGGCTTATCGAATACTAGTTACAAAAAGTACGAGTTAAGTTCTGATTCTAGATATGCATATGACCTATCAAGATATTACAACGAAAATAATACACCTCTAGATTCTGCGTTTGATACGAAAAGAGATTACTCTGATTTTTCAGTACTTGATGACTATTCAAAACAGTTCGAGGAAGATTATCAATACGGAACTAAGCTGAACGCTTCTAAGTTATACTCAGAAGACTTTAGGATGATGGCGCCAATTTGGTTGGATGTTAATATGCCTAAAAAGTTCGTGATCTACAGGGTTGAGGATCCAACACCAGAATTTGACTATACTGAAGGTGCTACTGATAAGCTAACTAGAGTTACTAGAATGATTAGAAATTCTAGAATAGTTAAAGTGTTTGATTTAAGTAGTAGCTCTTCGATTGGTAAATACTTAAGAAATCATGTTCAAGATGAATTCTTCCCAGACTCTCCACTTACAATTACAATGGAGAAAAATCAAAAATCAAATTTCAATGGAATTGATTTGGTTAAGGGTGGATTCGTTGAGAAAGGCGAATATATTTATGATGATTTTGTTAAGCAAGACACTACCTTAATAGATGCAAATAATTTTATAACTGATGGTTTCAGAAGAAATAAAGTTGCGTGTGCTAATCTAATTAATTTAGAGTTCATGTTTAATGACCCAACCGCGACTGACTATTCAGTTAACAGATATTTTGGTTTATATGTCGATGACTTAGATTCAGGTGTTGGTGAAATATCAAACATTAAAAATGGTCTAGTTAGATTTAAGAATATTGAATCATATTTACAAGGTAACGATCCAACATATGCTATTCCAGAATACAGTCTATTACAAAACACAGGAGTACTTGCATATGCTAGAATTAAAGAGAACTTCTATAATTTAGATAGTTCAAATGCATATAATGCTAATCGTTATAATGTTGCCATTAAAGCAACTGACGAGGAAATTAATTCTAAACTTGGTATTAATAGTAAGGGCGTTTCAGTTCAAATTAAACCTAACGAAACTGCAGGTGGAGACTATTTAAAAGCAACTGTAATTGATATTCCAGGAAACAATGATTTATTTAGAGTAACTGCAGTTAAGAGAGAAGCAGTACGTTTAAAAATCGTTGCAAATGTTAGTGGAGAAACTGTTAGAATTGAAGACGCTCTAGGCAATTACATTGATTTTACAATGGGTGCGACTGGAAGTATTTCTTGGGCAAACTTTGAAGCAGCATGGAATTCAGTTAATCAAACATCTCCACAACAAACAATTGACTTCTACAACAGATATGAGTTAAGCGTAGAGGCAGATAATACACAAATTAACAGTATTGTTCTTAGAGAAAGGTCGGCTAATCTAGTCGACAATGGTATTTTTGTAACCACTGTAACTTCAATTATTGGAGTTAAAGAAATCTACACAAATGTTAACCAAACAATTGGTACATTTAGAGCAGATAATACTGGAAGTTTAGGAAAAAGAAAGTTTAACAAAGACTTTTTCTCAGCAATTGGTGAAAAGAGTGATGTAGCGTTCGCAATCGCAGGTGCAATCAGAAACTATACGGACTTTGATGCGTATAGTGTGAATGAACATGTGTATATTATTAGCGAAGTGAACGGCTATCAACTGATGAACTGTACGTTGCTTGTAGCAGATAGTAATCAAATAGATTTTATTACTGCCGAAAACAGTGACACTAATAATGAATTAAACTTAAGTTCTGATCTAACTTTAAATTACTCAAGTTATTTCTTTAATGGTGGACACTCTGCTGGAAAGTCAGTATATGTTGATTCAAATGTAGTTTCTCAAATTCAAGCTGGAGATTACCTACCTACTAAATATAGTGGTAAATACAATTTAGTATTGGATGTTGTTGAAGATACAACTGAAAGGTCTGGTAATTTTAATAAGATAATTTTACAAGACAAATCATCGCTAACTGCTGGTAATTACAATGTGTTCTCTAAGAATTTAATGGCTCTTGGATTATTCTCAGCGTATGATATCCACGACATGAATTTTGATTTCTACGATACTTCAAATTCTGAACTAAAAGAATTAAAGTACGAGACTAGAGAAAATATGGACTACGAGCCATATGTGCAAGCAGAACTGGGAGTTGGTAATATTTTACCAGACAATGTGATTTCTGAAGATTTCTTACTGAACCCAATTGAATATTTTGCTAATCTTTTACCTGTTTTAAGTGGAGAGGACTCAAAAACTCTTAAAGTTGATAGAATCTCTTCAGAATACGATAGATTAAAAGAAAACTACCTCAAAGAATACTCAACTGATTCAAGAGTTGTGCCTAACATTAATAAGTGGGTCCTAAAGGACATGTTAAATGTTAGAGAGCAGCCATATTACTTAAATACTAATGAGGCATTTGGTAAAACGAACTTCTCACCAGATGTTACAGTTGAGGGTAGAAATAGAGATGCATTCTCACATGAATGGTTCTATTTAGATAAATGGCCAGAATACTTAACGTATAACCAATACAATGACGGTTTTAGTTATATTGATTTTGTAGAAGGATTTGATGTTACGAAAGATATTTTCAAGAATGTCGACCACGATTATTTTGATCGATTCATGGTTTCAGAAGGACATGAACTTGTAGTACCGTTTATTGACCCATTAGATCCAACTCAGAATAAAGAGACTATATTCTACACTAAAACTGAATTGACTAAAAAGTACACTCCAATTAAAGGTGGTAGCGATATTGATTTTGCAAGTACAATCTTTAAAGGTCTTAGATTTGAATTTAAGAAAAGAAAGGATGGTTCTAGTCAAAATACTGCAGAGTTTGTTAAGAATTCTGAATTTAATAACTACAGATTCTCGACACTTGTTAAGGTAAATACAAATGCCGATACTAATAACATTGAATATGAGTTTATCAAGAACGATAAGTTCGAATACGTTATATTCTTTATTCAGTTAAATATCGAGGACTCGTTTATTGGTGATTATATTAATAGAAAGTACCTATATGAATTAGAGCATAAGATTGTCGTTGATACTGATCAAAATGGTCAAAACTTCTACAAATATGCTGATGTTAATATCGATGGCGCAATTGAACTTTCTTCAGTTAACTGGGCAGCACAGGGTCCATATACGTTGAATGGTGTTATTCATAATGATGGTTCTTCTCCTGCATTCTCTAATCAAATGCCAGCACAGGCTGATGGTACATATGGAAGGTTAAAAATTAACTATGGATTAGGCGGAGATTTCTATATGGATGTTGTTAAGGTTATTAGTATTGACCAACTTCAAGTCTTAGGGGTTCCTTATACGATTGATAGTTTAGGCGTTAAGCAACCAGTAAATCCATACACTATTCCATATCAAGCACAACTAAATGCTAGATATGTTTACGAAGGTGGTGGTGTTAATGCACATGAATTATTATTATCACAACTTTCAGCAAATAAAGTTTTTGATAAGGTAAATAATAATTCAACTGAAATTAAGTACACTACAGTTTTAGAAGATGGTACTGAACTTACTAATCAGTTCTCAGTTAGAATGGACGATGGTAATGAAATTATTAAGCATTCTAAACTGGTTACCTCGATTGACGGAGACACTCCAAAAAGTTACAAACTTAAAAAGGAAACTATTGGATATGTTATCGAAGAGGGAACTGAATACTATCCGTTCTTAGTTAGACACAATGGAAGGTATACTGTTGATTTAAATCCGGTAGTTACATTTACTGATATTTATGGGTTCAACAAGGTAATTAGAGACCAGCTAACCTATGATACTGAGTTTAAAATGTTCAAAGAACCAGTTTATAAACTAAATCTATCAACCAACTATGATGTAAATAAATCACTAGCATTCTATAATAGGTACAATAGAATGGGTACTGCATTTAACGTTGGATTTATTAGTGACGAAGGTACTCATGATGCTAAATGGGGAAAGATTAAAAACCATTTCTACCATAAGGTAAATGAAATCAATACGCTTGGTGTAACTAAACTTTCAGAAAGTAGTGAATACTTACCGCAATACCCATTAATTAATGAGGTTGCAATTGATAAAAGAGATATTAATGTCTTTAAGTCTTCATGGGAAAATAACTATTATGTTAGGTCTCTGAGTGGAGGAGGTACAGAACTTATTCCAGGTACTATTTCAACTCTTGAAGAAAAATCATACCTTGGTTCGACGGTAATAAAATACAAACCATCGTATTCGATTTATGAGTTTACCTCTTCTTCTGTGAATTCTGCATCTGATTTGGATGTTATATTGAAAAATGGTTCAAATAAAACAGACGTTGTCTATTTTGAAGATGCTAATAATTTGATTGTTGACTTCTATTTAGGAGGAATCGCCGCAAAAACAATTGGTGAAGATGGATTATTTGAAACTATTCAAAAGTTTGTCGATCCAGCAAATAGTGCAGGAGATAAAACGACAATTGATGACGATGTAACATTGTATGCTGCTAACAATATGGTTGGACTATATAGACTTGATGATATTCAAATCTATGTTAAAGAGTACAAAGGCTCTCCATCAGAAGTAGTTTCAGCAGATAGTATTGATACAATCGACAATGGATATACTAAAGCAAGCGATTTTACATATCAATTACATGGTAAAAAGCCACTGAATTTTAGACTAATATATAATAAAAAGTTAGGCTATTCATATAGCATGAAGGCGCTGATAAAAATACAAGCATAAAATGCCAATTAACATTAGAGAAATACTTTACCCTAATGATACTGATACCATTAAATGGGAGAAGGTCAATTATAACTTTGACCAAATCTTAGCAAATGGCGGTAAAGAGGGACCGAGAGGGACCAAGGGAGACGCTGGAGCAGTTGGTGCTACTGGTGTTAAAGGAGACAAAGGAGACCAGGGAGACCAAGGAATTAAAGGTGAAACTGGTATTTCAACCAATTTTTGGGATCAGTTTACACATGATTCAATTAGCGCAAACGTTTTAAAACCAAAAGACGGAACAAATAGTCAAGAGACTGTAGTGTTTATTGGCGATACTACATATACTGAAGGTTCTGCTGCTGGTGATTTAGATCCAAATGCACAATTTGTAGTTGGTCAAAGTAGTTCTTTATTCTATGCACAAAAATGGTTAGCATATGGAAGTGGATTAACTGACATTGCAATTAGAGGAGAGGCTACATCAGATTATGACGGTAGTGGTACCGCAGGTACAAATTGGATTATACAACCAAACTTTGGAGGGGCAAACACTAAGTTAACTATCCAGTCACATGTACTAAAATTAGATGCTTATGAGAAGCTGAATATTTCTAGTACAAGTGGAGTAGAATTTTTAGCAGGTGGAGCAATTGTAGTTAAACCTAGTTTTACAGCTGATGGAATTTCAACGTTTAATGATAATGTGACCGTTAATGCTGATGCTTTAATAACTGGAGAATTAACGGTTGGCGGAACCGATTCATTCTTTAACGGAACCGGTTCTATTAATCTTCCTTCTGGAACAACAGCACAAAGAACCGCTGGAAGTCCAACTGGAGCAATTAGATATAATTCAACATCTGGAAAATTTGAAGGATATGATTCAACTTCATCAACAGAATGGATAGATTTAACTAGACTTTCTAATTCAGATAAAACAACATATGTTTCAGTTCAATTAGATGCTGATTATTCATTAAGTGATGCTGGTAAAGTTAATCTAGTTGCTTCTGGAACTAAAACTGTTAGTGTTGGTACTTCTGACGTAAATATTATTAAAGATACTAAACTAACGACAGCAGATCTATATTTTCTTACTAAAGATAAGGGTATTATTTTCCCAGAAGGGTCAGATCAAACTGGACAAACTGGAAGCACCGGTGGAACTGGATTTACAGCAGGTAACCATGACTCTACATTAGACCAAAGAGCATTTAAAGATTATTTTGAAAGAGGAGATTACACTCCTACTAATCCATTAGTTCAAGTTAATCCTTCTTTGCCAGGGACTACAACAATACCGTCAAGCAGCTATAGTAACTCAAATTTTGAAGTAAACTATACTAAAGTTGGTAACCTAGTTAATGTATTCGGTCAATATGAGTTTCAAGTTGGCAACTGGTCATCATACACATCTGGAGACTTTGGATTAAAACTAGGAAGTGTTGATGAATTTAATTATAAGAATGACACTGGGTTTGATATTATTGTTAACGTAGAAGTTCACAATTTCCAAATGTCAATGACTTCTGCTGAAAATACAGCAGATCACAAGCCATATACATATTTTGGACTTATTAGACCAGGAGAAAACACAATCCGACTTTACTGGAGAAAGTATTCATCTGCGTCTACTGGTATACCTAGTATGCCAACTAGTCCAACTAATGGAGGTGGTGTAACTATAGCTGAACCTGTACAGCCTGAACATTTATTAGTATACAACACTGGTTCGGCAGTAGTTCCTTCTATTCTTAGATTTAGCTTCTCAATGCCTACTGATACTGAATCATATCAAAGCATTACAGATTCTTCAGTTACTTCAAGTCCATCAGGACCGCCAACATCAAATTAATAAATGATAACTAAGATTTTAGACATAGTAAATTGGGTTCGAACCCTAGATAAAAAAGTAATCGCCTTTATTGGAGGGGCGATACTTGTTTTATTTATGATGCAGCAATGTAATCGTATCAGTGAGTTAAAAACTGAAATTAAGCAAGTTGAGGCTCAAGCTGAGAATAATCTAAACAACTACATTGCAGCAAATGACTCAATTAAGTATTTTAGAACCTTAAACGGAGATATGGTCGCTCAAATTTCAAGCTACCAATTCACTGTTGAGGATTTACAAAGGGCAAACGGTAACTTGTTGAAAAAATACAGAAGATCGCTTCAATTAAATAAAGAACTTGAAGGGGTTAAGAATCTGCTTGAGAGCGAGTTACAAATAAAGGATAGCATTATTGCATCTACCAGTTCAACTAGATTAAGCGACAGCACTGATTTAATCGAGTTTAAAGATTATGTAGACTATGGAGATGGCAATTCTAGAGACCTTTCAGGTTCGTTAATTGTAACTAAACTTGATAGTGCTCTTGCAGCATCTGATGTTAAGATTAGATTAAGTCAATCAATTACACTAAGAGCAGCAGTTGAAGAAGTCGATGGAAGGGATCAAATTAAGATTTCTACAGGCTACCCTGGTTTAACGATCGGTTCAATTGAGAATATAAATTTGATAAATAATAAGTTAAACGCAGCACCATATACTAAGAAAGCTGGATGGTCAGTTGGAATTGGAGTAGGATATGGGGTTATGTTAAATAATGGACAGCAATTAGGATTTGGCCCAACAATTGGAGCACACCTAATCTGGTCACCAAAATGGTTAAGATTTTAATATGGCACAATCATCAACATACTACAGAATTGACGAAGATGTATTGTTAGAGTTCGTATATCACGATCAGTCTAACCCTGCAGCATATGACATCGAGGTCGATGACAATGGTAGTGAGATAAAAATTCTCAATACGGTTGATGGGGATCCATTCTCGAAAAGACACTTAATTCATGAGCTCGGAGGAGACGTTGTTAATTTCGACGTTACCTATTCTGCAGGATATCTTGTTATCGAAGGATTTGCAGCTCGTAAATTACTTCTACAATCAGGTAAAACTTACAAATTCAACCTCGGAGACGGTACTGGAAATTATATTCCAGTTGCTAGTAACTTTAAAATTAAAGGAACTGTAGGTACTGGAAGTTATTCAACCGTAAATGGAAACACAATTTTGACATTTACTCCAGTAACTAATGGACTTGCTGAATATTATTATGATGACTTAGCTTCTCCGTTAATTGGCGGAGTTATTAGTGTTTCTGAAAAGGCAAATCCATTATTTGCAAATCCAGATGAGAATACTGGAAATGATATTAATCAAATTATTGGTAGATACCATGCAGTTCAAGCTCCTGGTGATTCTACAAAATGGGCTCTACTAGGATATGATTCTACCGGAGCATACCAGCAATTTAACTATATTAATAATAACACTGATTGGTTAGGGGAAGATGAGACTGATTTGTTAGCTTCTCAGGCAAATGCTACAGCATCAATCAATTTTATTAGATACGATAAAATTAGACTACACTTAAGAAGTGGTTATAATTTTGCAAGTAGAGGATATGAAGGTTTCTTATTCCAAGTATTAGCAGATAGAGCTAGTGGAGTACAAAATAACCTAACTCAATTAGTTTACTTAAACCAGTCTAATTACGAGATTTCAAATCCAAAACCATTTATTCTTGGAGAGACACTATTCTCTAAATTTATTGAAATTAAGTTCCCAACTGTTTTAGCAAATCAGAACCCTCAGTTTAATGATGTATTCTATGGCGATGGTAATGCTAATAGTTCAGATTTAGACCCAACTTCAAACTATGGAGTTGTATTTAGTCTAATCGACAGATTATCGACTGAGGATGGATACGATTATATCTATACTGCTGAGGAAAATGCGTTCACTATTTCAAGAGAGGACGAATACCAAGATTTTACAGCAGTTATCGAAGAGGCAAATGACGGGGATTACTTTAAGATTTATGGAGAAAGAGATGGTAGTGCAAGCGCATTCGAAGCTTACGTATTAAACAGGATTAATACCTCATCAGATGACATTATCGTTATCTATGGTGTAGAATTATACGAACAAATCGGGATGGGTCAAGTTAAAACGTTCGATACAACGTTTACTCAAACTGAAGATTTTGCAAACCCTATCATTTTCCGACCAGTTGTAATGAATGCGAATACGGCGGTTAACTTCTCAATCGACGTTACAATGAGAATTTATAACGAGACTGACAATACGCAAATCGTTAAGAAGGCAAGTTTAACCTATAATTCAGCAGCTAAATACGGTAAAAAACTACAGACAATAAATATATCTGGTAGAAACACAGTAACTGAGGTATTTAATACTCTTCCGAATCTTTCACAGAACAGAAGTATTAGAGAGGCAATTGTTGCTTCAATACCAAGATCAACTAAGAACGTTAAAACATTTATTGAGAGATATAATGTAGTTGCAGCAGTTAACCCTGCAGAAGTTTCAATCACTGAGCTTGGACAACTTAATAGTATCATAGATTTGAATAGCCCACAATATCTTGCTTCAAATCAACTAGAAATTGGAGTCTATCCAATGGACAACTACTATAAGTTTAAGATTGTAAGAAAGAATGGCGACGATTTTGAAGCAATGGACTTCACGTCAGTTGAGAATATGACTCTTAATTTTATTGATGGACAGGTTCGTAAGAAATTTAACCACATCTGTAATAGAGACGTTGATATGAGTAAAGGAGAGGTTCTATTTAAAATAGATAGTGGAAATGCTATCGAAATTAGAGCAATGCAAACTAACTCATTCTATATTGGATTAAATAATGGTAGTGAAGAAACTATTGTTATCAAAGGAAGCTTTACAGTTGAATAATGATTCTAAATAGTAGAAATAATACATACGATTTTAGGTTCCCTAGAAACTTTATCCCAGATGAAGTAGCAGATAAGTACAGAAAGTACCTTGCTAAGATTCCAGGTAATATAATGGCGGAGCCAATCGACTTTGTAAATTATTCAGTACAGGGTCTTAATGTTCCTGGGATTAGCTTTGATCCAGTAACTCAAAATGACTGGGATGGTACTACAAGATATCATCGAGGTTCTCAACCAATTCAGAATACAGTAGAGAGGCAATTTACAGTAACAATGCAGTTGCTTGACGGGTTCATTAACTACTGGATTATGCAAGATACCCTTTTATATTATTATTCAAGAGGAACTAAGGATCCGTTTACTCAAGACCTAACACTAAGGGTACTTGATGCTGAAGGTGCGAGTGTTGCATTCTTTAAATTTGAAAACCCAATTATGAACTCAATTAATGAGTTAACCCTGAACATGAGTGATAATGTTGCTGACTTCAGTACATTTGAAGTTACATTCTATTATAACAAGATAGATTTACAAATCGAAATTGACTAATATATACAATATGAAAGATATTAAGACATTTAAAGAATACCTTCAAGAACAAAAGGTTACTGAAGACGATCTGAGAATATTAACTGAAGGGTTAGAATCAGAATGGACTGAAGAACTTGAATCAAAGGTAGACGAGGCAATCGATCAATTCGTTGCTGAATATTCTAGCGAAAATGGAGAGCTTGACATTAATAAATTTAATGATGAGTTAACTAATGAAGGTTTATTAGGATCGATTTTCGGTGGTTTAACAGGTTTTGCTCTAGGTAAATCAGTTGGTAAATTAATTGCTAAGGTATTAGGTATTCAGAAAGGAGTATTTTACGATCTATTAACTTCAAGACTTGTGGGCGCTGCTTTAGGTGCTGCTCTTGGTAAAAAGCTATAAATGAACTACCTTTCAATCGACTTTTCCCTGAATTCTCCAGGGATATGTCTCTATAATGATAAGAGTAAGAGGTATTATTTTATCTCTTATATGAAGCCAGGTACCGGTACTAAAAAGGAACAAAAGCTTCAAGAAGAAATGGCTCTACTGAAAGATGTCACTCTTGTTAGTCAGCCTGATTTTACAAAAGAACAAGAATTCTCAAGCGTCGAGCTAGCAAAGGTCAAAAGATATGACCGAATGGCGGACGACATTATTAATCTAGTGTTACAAAATTGTTTTGAAGAGGATGGTTTTACGATCGCGTTTGAAGGTACGAGCTATGGTTCAAAGATGGGGACTAATAACATGATTGACATGGCTGCTGGCGCCGCTATCCTAAAGCTCAAACTTCTTAAGACTTTAAAACCAGAAGACTTGATGACAGTTGCTCCAACCTCAATTAAGAAATTTGCTGGAAAAGGAAACATGAATAAGTCTCAATTGTTTGAAGCTTTTTTAGAGAATCGAATTGGGGACGAAAATCTAGAGAAGAGCCCTTTATATGCTTGGATTAAAGAACAAGAGTTTGGGAAAAAGATCCCAAAGCCGCTTGATGATTTAGTAGACGCGTTCTTTCTAGCAGCTATGATTTCAACCCCTGAAACCAAGTAACCTTATCTCTCCTTCAAAGACCTGAAAGTTATATGCACCTTTGAGAAAAAGGTTTCAAATTGTTCTAACTTTTTGCGTGAAACTTCCTATTTCTTAGATATATAATATATGATGATGTTACAAGCCAACATTCGTCCGATACAATAATCTTTAAATTAGGTCCTCAATTAGAAGGAAACGTTCAAGCGCGAAAGCTTTAAAAAAGATTTAGTATCAACCTATGGCGGTGAAACATTGTTATTTAGAGGTATATAAAGTACACAATTAAACATTTTTTAAAGGTAATTTTTAAGTATTATGGCAGATTTTGACATTTTCAATTTGGGTGTAGAAGACGTAGAAACGCATCAGCCCCAAGCAAACACATCAGCAAATGAGGTTTATAAACCAACCGCCGATGATGGTAAAGACGGAACTTACAAAGCATTAATTCGCTTCGTTCCAAACCCTGAGAATCCACGTAATTCTCTAATTCAAAAGTACGTACATTGGCTAACAGATGCTAATGGTAACGGTAAATTGGTAGATTCTCCATCAACTATTGGTGAGAAATGCCCAATCGCAGATGTATTCTGGAAACTTCGTAACAGCGACAGTGCAGTAGATCGCAAAGCGTCTGACAAACTAAAAAGACGTCAGCAGTACTACTCACTAATCAAAATTATTAAGGATCCACAGAATCCAGCACTAGAAGGAACTTACAAAGTATTCAAGTTCGGTTACAAGATTAAAGAAAAGATCGATGCTGAATTGAAGCCAGACTTCGGTGAACCAACACAAGTATTTGACCTATTTGAAGGTAAAAACTTTGAGTTGATTATCACTCGTCAAGGCGAATACAACAACTACGATAAGTCTAAGTTCTCATCTTCTCGCTCAGCAGTTGACGTTAATGGTGAACCAGCTGAACGTACAAAAGAATCAATGGCTGCAATTAAAGCAGAACTTGATGAGGCACCTTCTCTCGCAACTTACGACTACAAAGCATGGGATGGCGAAACTCGCGACTTTGTAAATGGAGTACTAAAAATGTATTTGAATCCTGGAGATGCAATCTCTGAGATCTCAACTTCATCAACTCCAAAGAAGTCGGCTCCAAAGAAAGAAAAAGTTGCTGAAGCTGTTGCTGCTCCAACAAGCAGTTCAACTACAGAAGTTTCAAGTGATGATGATTTAGATTCTTTCTTGAATGACCTCGACATCTAATCCACAGATAACTCAAGAGCTTAAACTAAAGATTATGAAAGCGCTGAAAGACGTTTGTCTGACGGCGCATTCAAGTCCCAACAAGCAAATGCTAAAGGACATGCCTGGTAGAATTACTATGGCATGTCCTTATTGTGGGGATTCGCATAGTGATGATACCAAGAAACGTGGTAACATGTATTGGGACACGCTTCAATATCATTGTTATAACTGTGGAACGCATACTGATGTAAAGACTCTCTTAAAGGACCACGAGGTAAGACTCCCAAGTTCAGAGGATTCATTTACCATTATTGACTATATCAAACACAACAGGTCTGTAACTTCACAGGCAGATACACTAACACACTCAGTATTTCAAAGTGTAAGTGACTTAGCAATAACAGTTGATGAGTTTAAAAAAGGATTTGGTGCAAGAGAAATAGAACCTGGAGATTGGATTTGGCTCTACTTAAAAAAGAGATTGCTTCATAAAAAGAGCGAAGAGTTTTTATTTAGTGCAAGGGACAATCGTTTATGGATTCTTAATTTTACTGGAGACGGTAAGATTATGTCAGCACAAAGTAGAAGAATGAAGGGTAAAGGTAGTCGTTACTTAACGTATGATTTACCTAAACTATATGAAGAGCTTGGTAAAGAACTAGAGCTCTCAAAGGAAGAATTGGAAAAGGTAACAAAGTTATCGACACTGTTTGGTATTATGCAAGTAAACTTCCAGCGTCCAGTAACAATGTTTGAGGGTCCAATTGATGCTAAATTCATGACTAATAGTATTGCACTTGCAACTGCAGGCCGTAACACTGAAGAGTTTGATGAAATGGCAACGGTCCGGTATCTATTTGATAATGACGATACTGGTAAAAAGAAAATGATTGAGAAACTAAAAAAAGGAAGATCTGTATTTATGTGGTCTAAATTCTTAAAAGAAAATAAATTAGATACATATGATATAAAGGATCTAAACGACTTAGTTATCAAGTGTTATGAACTAAAGAATCCAGCCCTTAAAAAGTTGGATGACTATTTCACCTCTAGCTCGTTAGATCTATGGTATATATAGAAGATATTACAGATATGGTTGAAAAGGATCTAGATGATTTTTATAGTGATCGTGACCGATTTAAAGGTATGCGAATGCTGGTAGATTTCAACGCATCAGAATACGAACATGATGCTCCGAAGCTTGATCTTGGAAAACCAAAATTTAAGAAGAAGTTAAAGGCTAGTAAGTTCATTAAAGGTAATAAGGGTTCGTTGTTTTAAACAAGATTAGATGTCGAATAAAGAAAAGATTTTAGCACTTGATGGAAAACTAAGTGAGCAAAGAAAGGAATGGACCCTAAAAATCCAGGATCTTTCTAAGTCGCTTCGTTATATCAATGGTATGGAGGACACTATTGCAATGGTGCTCTCTAACCGCCAGATTATGATTGATCAGATTGCTTACATAAACATGAAGATCAAGGAACAACAAAGAAGAATAAATGAAAGGTACCGAGAAAAATATCTTGAGTACTATAATTTTGACTATAAATTAAGTGAGAAGCAAAAAGATCGTTTTATTGAAGCTGACCTAGCTGATGAAAATATAATGCTCTCACATCTACAGAACCAATTAGAGTTCTTTAGAGAATCGGTAAAAACTCTAGATAATATGGGTTTTGCCATCCGAAACAGACTTGCATTAAAAGATCTGTAAGGTAAATAAAAAAACTGTGCCTATGAATGGAGCTCAGTTTAACAGAGAATAAACAACTGCTTAGGGTTGATGATGCAACTTCATTAGAGCTTGAACAGTTAAATATATCCTTGACCAAGAGAATTGATTCGTGGAGATTCAACCCTTTGGTCAAGAAAGGGGTATGGGACGGTTACATTACCTATATCAAGGACGATAAGTGGATTCCTGCTGGTCTTTGGAAAGAGGTGATGGACATCTGTAAAGAGTACAGGTTCGAGCTAAAGATTAATGGTATCAGTGAATTATTTGACCGAGGAATTAATCAAGAGTCGTTTCAAAATTGGGTAGACGACTTCTTTGAAGATTCAGACATTACACCTCGTGACTATCAAGTCGAGGCTGCATATAACATTTTAAAGTTTAGAAAGTGTCTCTCAGAGCTTGCAACATCTGCTGGTAAGACACTGATATCATTCTTAACAGTTGCATATATTTTAGAGAAACAAAAGGCTGAAAGGATCTTGTTTATCGTACCAAACGTTTCACTTGTAATTCAAGCAAGCGAAGATTTTGCAGATTATAACTATCGAAACCAGGTAAACATAAAGATTCAGCAAATTTATAGCGGTCAAAAGATCAGAGCTGGTAGAAATGTAGTGATTGGTACATATCAATCATTAATTAAGAAGAAAGCCGAATACTTTGACCAATTTGATGCTGTGATTATTGATGAAACACATAAGGCAAAATCACAGTCAATTAAAACGATCCTATCGAAGTGTAAAAATGCCGACTATCGATATGGCCTTTCCGGTACTATACCAAAGTCTGGAACACTGGATCGACTAACACTAATGGCCTATACTGGTCCACTAATTACCGAAGTAAGCGCAAATTTCCTTCAAACTGAGGGTTATATTGCAAACTGTCGCGTAAAAGTTATTGAGATGGACTATGCAACCGAAGGCGCAAAGAACGCGTTCAAGGAAATGGCATTTAATAAATATGAAAGCAAAGACGTATTCAAATTTGAACAGAATTATGTCATTAATTCACCAGGTCGCCTTAACTTCATTTGTAACATTATTTCCAGAGTACGCGGCAATTCCCTTGTACTTTTCCACCGCATTGAACACGGTCAAAAGATATATGAAAAGCTTAGACAGGAAAGTGATAAGACAATCTATTATGTTGATGGTGGAACTGACAAGGACATACGCGAAGAATATAAAAAGAAAATGGAAGCCGGCGATGAAGTTGTTATTGTTGCATCGTATGGTACCTTCTCGACTGGTATCTCGATCAAGAAAATCCACAACATCTTCTTTACTGAATCGTTTAAGAGTGAGGTAATTATTCGTCAATCAATTGGTCGTGGATTGAGACAACATGAATCGAAAGACAGCGTTACAATCATTGATTTTGTGGACGATATTAGTTCACCGGATTGGGACAACTACCTTATTCGACATGCAAAGGCCAGACAAAAAATTTACAGAGAACAAAAGTTCAAATATGACATCAAAAAGGTTAAATTTGATGGAGATATATAAAAGGTATGTTAATCAAAAAATAAGATATTACAAATGGCTAAATTACATTCATTTGAAGATTACTCAAAAATAAGACAAGAGCAAGTTTCAGCTGAAATTGAAGCACAAAAAGAAGCTGCTAGAGAGGAAACAGTAAGAAGTTTTAAAGATCTTCTTGCAGAGTATGGAGTTACTAAGGTTTCAGAATTAGATGAAGATCAAAGAGAAGAATTCTTTGGTAAACTAGACGGAACTGATCTAAACGAATCACTATCTCTTGTAACTGAAGGTACACGTTCTTTCTTTGGTAAAATAAGCAAAAAGTCAGGAGACA